GGGAAGAGCAAACTATCAAGCCGTCTCTGTGGCCCTCGACTACGATTTCCTCGCCGATCCGGTGGCCCTTGAACAACCCGCCTACGCTGTGGCCTCGGCTTGCTGGTTTTGGTCCACACGTGGCCTGAATGAGATCGCCGATCTCAACACCGAGGACGCCTACCGCCGGATCACGCGACGGATCAATGGTGGCCTCAATGGCTGGGCGGATCGATTGGAACGCTGGTATCGAATCCAACAAATACTCTCGGAAGGTGATATAGACTGACGATGGACGAAATTTCTCAGGAGGTACGAATGTCCAAATTGATTGCAGTTCTCGGAGTGATCACGGCTGTGGCCTTTGCCATCGCCCCACAATTCGATCTGCTCAACCCAACTGTGGCCCCGTGGCTGATGCTCGTCGGCACGGCTGCAGCGGCTGTGGCCGGTGCGTTGACCAAGTTCGGCCACCAGCATCCGTCTGTGGCCCTGATCGGCGTCGGGATCGCTCTGGCCTCTGTCGTGGCCGGTGCTGTCGATATGCTGCCGGCTCAGGTTGTCCAGATTGCTGGAATCGTCGGGACGGCGCTGGCCGCTCTCGGGAAGTCGGTGTTTCCAATTTTCAACGAAGACCAAGAGGAGGCTGAGTGAACTATCTTACCCGTTCCCATCGAATCTTTCTGGCCACTGGACTCACGGTGGTCCTTGTGCTGCTTGCCGGGTGTGACAAGAGCAAGGAATACGCGAAGCTCAACGCCCGCCTTGCCGGATATCTGCAGGTGGGCCTTGAGCTCGTCGACCGCCAGACAAGCGCTGGACAAATGTCGGCCGGCACCGGCCTGGCCATCGTCAACGCCCTCTCGGCCGTCAACACGATCAATGGTGAGCTGATCGCCGAATCCAAGAAATACCTCAGCCCGGACGGCTCGGCGCTGGTCTTCGACCCTGCCGGGAAAGCCAAGGTCCTGCAGATTGTTGGATCGGGCAAGACGATCGTCACAAACCTGATCGAGTCTGACGCCTTTGCCTCGATGGATCCGGCGAAGCGGAAGGAATGGATCGACCTGCTCAACAACCTGACAATGACCCTCGACACTCTCGGTGAAGTCGTCAAGGCAGCGAAGGAGGCCCAGTGAATAACCTGACGAATATCCTCAACCTTGTGACGTGGTCCGCTTTGCAACTCGTCCGAGAAATCCTGCGAGAGGCTTCCCGCTCAGGCAAGTCGATCGAGCAGCTTCTCGACGAGGCAGAAAAGCAAACCCAACTCAACAACGATCTGATCGAGTCCCTCCGCGATCGGCTGATGGGCTTCGATTAACCCGGTTATGGGCGGGCGCTGGTGGCGTAATAGCCTCGCGCCGGATGGGACCAGCATATGCCCGCCCCACCCTTTTCTACAGGTGCCCCTAGATGGAGAAAGACCCAATGGCGACAGGCGGATGGTTCGAGCATATTGTTGGAGCGGTGATAGGTGCCTGTGTAGGCTGGGTGATCTCTTCCTTCACGAAGGCATCCCGCAGCGAATTGACCCAACTTCAGATCCAATTGGAAACAGATCTTGAGCGCTTAGAGGCGAAGCTCGAAGGTAAAATGGACAGGCAAGAGTTCCGGGACGCTGTCTCAATGATCCAGACGCAACTGGCGCAGATCAACTCAGTCCTGATGCGCCGGACCCGGGACCCGATGTAATATTGAAGAGGCTATGAGCAAACGCAAACCAGACTGGAAAAACAGAATCATTGAATACGGCGAAATGCCGGCCAACCAATACCTCGCCCACGAGCTGAACGCCCGACGACATCCAGGCAAACAACGAGAGGCGCTGATCGGATCCCTCAACGAAGTGGGATGGGTCGCGCCTGTCATCGTTTCCGCACGTACGGGTAAGCTGCTTGACGGCCACGCCCGCATCGAAGAGACGCTTACCAAGGACGAAGAGGCAATGATTCCATTCGTCAAGGTGGACGTGAGCGAGAACGAAGAGCGGACTATCCTCGCGTCATTCGATCCCATCACCGGCCTTGCCACCTACGACCGCGAAGCCCTCGATGCTCTCTTGCGTGAGGTCAGCACGGGCGAGGCGGCGCTGCAGGAAATGCTATCTGATCTCGCCTTGCAGAATAACGTTATTGATTTTGATAACGATTTAAGTGAATTGTTTGTCGATGCTCCTGCAAGTGAAGAGTCAGGCGCAAAGCTAATTCTGAATTTTCAAGATGAGGACGAGTTAAATCAAGTCAAAATGGAACTCTCCAAGCATGGAAAAAATAATGAAATAGCTCTTAAAAAGTTGCTTGGATTATGAAATTGTATTTAGCATGACCCAAGAGTTATCGACATTGCTTTGAGAGTGAAAAATTGAATCTTTATTTGGCAGGCGGATATTCTCGGCCGTATTGCTTTCAAAATATGCATATATATCTAGCAACACCGCACACGTATCGGCTTGGAAGCACATACCCTAAATATGGCGACGATTTGCAACGCCGTCTTTACGTGCTCGAATCTTTTTTTTACATCCAAGATTGGATGCTGCCGTTTATTAAAGACCACTGGAATTTTCTGCTTGACTCTGGTGCGTTCACCTTTATGTCTAATACGAAGACTAGCTTGAATTGGGATGAGTACGTTGCCAAATACGCTCGTTTTATTGTGCAAAACGACATTATACATTTTTTCGAGTTGGATATTGATAATCTTGTAGGATTACGAGAGGTTGAACGATTACGTGATAAACTGGAAACACTAACCAATCGCAAATGCATACCAGTATGGCATAAAAGTAGAGGTGAGAGTTACTGGCTTAAGATGGCAAAAGATTACAATTACATTTCAATAGGCGGCATCGTGTCAGGTGAGATTACCAAAGACCAATACAAATTTTTTACGCCAATGATTAACTTAGCACACGAACAAGGCACTAAAGTTCATGGCTTAGGTTTTACTAACTTACAAGGGTTAACAAAATACAAATTTGATTCCGTAGATTCAACGGCTTGGGTATATGGTAATCGATCAGGTTTTTTACAAAAATTTGATGGTAAAACTCTTGTTAAGTATTGTGCACCTCAAGGCAAAAAGATGCGATCACGTGAAACGGCCATCCATAACTTTAACGAGTGGGTTAAGTTTCAACGTTACGCCGAGGAGTATCTATGAAGGCTATTTTAATTTACAGTGGCGGCCTAGATTCAACAGTTGCTCTTTATGATCTAGTCGCGCAAGGTTACGACGTCAAAGCGCTCAGTGTAAATTATGGACAACGCCACAAGAAAGAAATTGAATTTGCTCGCCGTCACTGCGAAGTGCTTGGCGTTGAGCATCAAGTTGCAGATCTTACTGGTATTAGTCAATTGCTTGGAGGTTCATCTCAAACAACGTCAAGCATTCATGTGCCAGAGGGACATTACGCAGAAGACTCAATGAAGCTGACAGTTGTCCCGAATCGAAATATGATTATGCTCTCGGTTGCTATTGGCTGGGCAGTAAGTACCAAGTCAAGCATAGTGGCCTATGCTGCGCACGCTGGCGATCATACCATTTACCCAGATTGTCGCCCTGAATTTGCAGCAAAAATGAATGAGATTGCGTTAATTTGTGACTGGCACCAAGTTTCAATCCTTCGACCGTTTATTGACAATACCAAGGCAGACATTGTGCAACTCGGTTCATCGTTGGGTGTTGATTTCTCAAAGACTTGGAGTTGCTACAAAGGACAAGATCTGCACTGCGGAAAATGTGGCACCTGCGTTGAACGTCGCGAAGCGTTTGATCTATCTGGCATTGTTGACCCTACTCTCTATGAGGCGTGAATGTATTCGATCAAGAAAACCTTTTCCTTTTCATCGAGTCATCAGTTAACAGGATTGCCACCTGATCATCAATGCGCCCGCCTACACGGCCACAACTACAAGGTCGAAATAGTTCTATCCAGTTCAACCTTGAATGACGTGGGCTTCATTGTTGACTACGGAGAGTTGCATCCGTTTGGGAGGATCATTGACTCGCTCGACCATCGCCACCTCAACGACATTCTTCCATTCAATCCAACGGCTGAGAACATTGCTAAGTGGCTCTATGATGTGGCCAAGCAGATCTGGTCAGAAGTCTCGATGGTGCGAGTATCCGAAACTGACAAAACCTGGGCGGAGTATTCTGAATGAAGCAATACCAAGTCAACGAGATCTTCTACTCGGTTCAAGGTGAAGGTGTGCGATCTGGCACAGCCAATGTCTTTATTCGATTCAGTGGTTGCAATCTGACTTGCAACGAACGCGAAATGGGCTTTGATTGTGACACCGAGTTTGTCTCTGGTCGGAAAATGACAGCCAAACAGATCATTGACGAGTCATTGGCGATCGCTCCTGAATGTCGATGGATCATTCTTACCGGCGGTGAACCTGCTCTTCAGATCGACGATGAACTCATTCAAACTTTCAAGGAAGCAGGGTATGAACTGGCGATCGAAACCAATGGCACAAAAGAGCTGCCTCAAGGATTGGATTGGATTACCGTTTCACCCAAAACAGCAGAGCATACACTGCGCCAACCCACGGCCAATGAAGTCAAGTATGTTCGACAGAAAGGGCAAGGGATCCCTCGACCTACGATCAAGGCTGATCATTACCTCATCTCACCAGCGCACAACGCTTCCAACGGCTTCGCAAAGGAAACGATGCAATGGTGCGTCGATCTTGTAAAGGACAACCCAGAATGGCGATTGAGTCTACAGTTGCACAAGATTTTGAGCGTTCGCTGAAGAACCTACTTGAGGCTCTCGGTGAAGATGTGACCCGGGATGGATTGCAGAAAACACCATCCCGGGTCATTAAAACGTTTGTCGAACGGATGTCAGGATACCAAGAAAAGCCTGAGGACATCCTTGGAACGACTTTTGAGTTGTCCTACGATCAAGTGGTGATCCTGAAAGATATTGAATACGTCTCAACCTGCGAACACCACTTGCTTCCATTTGACGGTAAGGCGACCGTGGCATACTTACCCAGCAACGGGAAGGTGGTCGGACTGAGCAAGCTCGCTCGGCTCGTTGAATGCTTTGCCAAACGATTGCAGATTCAGGAACGGCTAACTACTCAAATCGCTGAATCGATTAAAGAACACCTCGACCCACTGGGAGTGGCTGTCATCCTTACTGGTCGGCATCAGTGTATGACCTGCAGGGGTGTAAAACAAAAGAACGCGTCAATGGTAACGTCTGTGATGCTTGGACGATTTCGAGAGAATCATTCGACCAGAGCAGAGTTGCTATCACTTCTCAACATTTGACAAGTATGACAACAGAAAAGAAAAGGCGATCAACGCCCAAAATGAAAGCGGAGGACATTAGACGAGAGCTGCTTGGCGCTCTCGGTAACGTCAGTGTGGCCGCCAGTCGGCTCGGTGTTTCAAGGGCCGCTCTTCACCTACGGATCAAGAATGATCCCAACCTTCAACAGATCTTGATTGATGCACGAGAGGCGATTGTTGATCGCGCAGAGAATGCCCTACTTGCAGCCGTGACCGAGAAGCAGGCGTGGGCCGTGTGCTTTACACTCAAGTGTCTTGGCAAGGACCGAGGCTATGTTGAGGCGCAGCAGGTCCAGCAGTCTGGAAGCGTAGAGGTGATCATCCGACGTGAAGACAGACGCAACACCACAAGCCAAAATTGAGGTAACGCTACCGACGCTGCATCCAGAGCAGCAACGGATCGTCGACGAGGCACGCCGGTTCAACGTGCTTGCGTGCGGTCGCCGGTTCGGGAAGACGATGCTCGGGATCGATCTTTTGATTGATCGGGCTCTCGACGGCTACCCTGTCGGCTGGTTCTCGCCGCAATACCCAATGCTTGTCGATGTCTGGAAAGAGATCAAGCGGCTGACGTTGCCTCTACATGCTCGGGTGTCTGTACAGGAACACCGGATAGAGCTTATTACGGGCGGTGTGATCGACTGCTGGTCGCTGGCGGCTGTGGACTCTGCACGCGGCCGCAAATACGCGCGAGTGGTGATCGACGAAGCTGCAATGGTGCCGAACCTAGACGACGCCTGGCAGGCGGTGATCCGGCCAACCCTGTCAGACTATCAAGGCGACGCCTATTTTCTCTCGACGCCCAAGGGCCTCAACTTCTTCCACCAGTGCTATTCCAGAGGAATGGATGCCTCACAAGGCGATTGGATGGCTTGGCATGCGAAGACCACAGACAACCCGTATATCAGCCCGGACGAAGTCGAGACGGCACGGCAAGAGCTGCCCGAACAGGTATTCCAGCAGGAGTACCTCGCCGAGTTCCTGCAGAATGAAGGCGCGGTGTTTCGGAACATCGACGAGTGCCTGACGCACGATCCGACTACGCCGGAACAGCACGCAGGCCACGAGACGGTGGCGGGCGTCGACTGGGGCCAGCAGAATGACTTCACAGCCATCAGCGTGATCTGCCGGACGTGCAAGCGGGAAGTAGCGCTGGACCGGTTCAATCGGATCGAATGGGCATTCCAGAGAGCACGCTTGACCGAGATCATCCGCGAGTGGAAGGTAACGGCTGTGATTGCCGAATCCAATTCCATAGGCCAACCCAACCTGGAAGCGCTCATTCTCGAGGGGCTGCCCGTGCGCGGCTTCGAGACGACGAGCGCATCCAAGTCACCGCTGATCCAATCGCTTGCGCTGGCGTTGGAGCGTCGCGAATGCCGGTGGCTTGCCAACGAGACAGCACGCCTTGAACTACTGGCCTATGAGGCATCCGTCAACAAGACGACGGGCCGTATATCCTACTCAGCACCAAGCGGTGGCCACGATGACACCGTGATGGCAAGAGCGCTGGCGTGGAAGGCGTGCCTAGAGGGTGGATTCGGCAACGCATACTGATATGCCAAAACGATCAGCGATCACAACGGAATTGCAGCACGCTATCATCCGGGCCTATGTGGGCTCTGGTGGCAGTGTGACTCACACGATGCAAGCGGTGGGCTGCTCAACCAATGCTGTCGGGCGATACGTTGGCCTCTGGCGGACAGGCAAGCTGATCGTGCCTGGGTGTGATCCGAACGACGGCCAAGTCTCGAACAAGTCGCTCAAACAAGAGAACGCCGAGTTGCGTCACGAGCTCGAAGAGGCGCGCAAGCTGGCGGATATGTTCAAGTTCGTGAGGGAAGCAAAGGTAGAGATACCGGCGTGGACGATGCGAACGCGAACCGGCACCAAGGCGGCCATTCCGACGGCGTTTCTCTCAGACGTCCACCTCGATGAGGTTGTGGACCCGCGCGAAGTCAACTACGTCAACGCCTATGATCGAGAGATAGCAGCGCTCAGGTTAAGCAACTTCTTCCATAACACCATTGAGATCGCCGACGACTATCTGCAAGGGCTGAAGTATGAGGGCATTGTGCTGCCTTTGGGCGGCGACATCTTCTCGGGCATCATTCACGAAGAGCTGGTAGAGACGAATGCCGGGACGATCTTCGAGAGCCTCTTGCACTGGGCCGAACCGATATGCGCGGGCATCCTGCTCTTCAGAGACGCCTTCGGCCGTGTCTTCCTGCCTTGCGTCGCAGGCAATCACGGTCGACGCCAGCGCAAGCCACACGCGAAGCACCGGGCACAAGACAACTTCGACTGGTTTTTCTACCATCTGCTGCGCAAGCTGCTGGCCAAAGAGAAGGGCATCGAGTTCGCCATCGCCGAGTCCGCTGACCAGCCCTACCGCGTATTCAATACGCGCTATCTGTTGACCCACGGCGACCAGTTCCGCGGCGGATCAGGGATCGCTGGTATGCTGTCGCCGCTGATGCTGGGCGATGCGCGGAAACGGCAACGTGAAGCGGCCGTCAAGCGGAACTATGATTACTTGGTAATGGGCCACTGGCATCAACTCGCGTTTGTCAGAGGGATGATCATCAACGGCTCAAGCAAGGGCTTTGATGAATACGCATTCGTGTCCAACTTCCAGTTCGAGCCACCGCGTCAGGCCTTCTGGATCACGGACGCTCGGCACGGCGTCACAATTACCGCACCGATCCATGTTATAGACGCGTCCGAAATTTACACGGCCGAAAGCGGACATCAGGCAACGGCAACGATGGGAACGATATGAGCCTACTTGAACGATTCAGAGCGGCAAGCAAAGCCTTCCAATTCCCGACCCGTCACACGCATCGTGGCGGCGCTTTCGTGTCGATTGCCCAGAGGACATTTCCGTACGAGAACACCGACCCGATCAGCAACTCGGCCGTGATGAACTGCTTGGCCTGGATCCAGCGGAATTTCATCCACGCATCCCTTGACGTCTACCAGATGGACGAGGAGGACGAGAAGGAAGTAGTCAACGGCCATCCGATGGTCCGATTGATCAAGCGGCCAAATGCTTTCTACCAAGACGTTCATCTCTGGTATGCGACGCTGCTGTCCTATCACCTCGACGGGAACGCCTACTGGCTCAAAGCCCGCAACGGGCGCGGCTTTGGCGTGCCGACAGAGCTGTGGTATGAGCCGCACTGGTCCATCCGGCCGCACTATCCAGACGACGGGACGGCCTTCGTCGATTATTACGAGCGACGGGTAAATGGGACGATTGAACGGATTCCAGTTGAGAACGTCGTCCACTTCCGCAACGGTCTCAACCCGGCAAACCCTCGGATGGGCTTGGCGCCAATCAAGGCGGCGCTGCTCAATGTCTTCACAGACACCGAGGTGTCTCAATGGGTGGCGGCGCTCTGTCGAAATATGGCGATCCCTGGCGTGGTACTGAACCCTACCGAGATGATTGGGATGTCGCCCGAGAAGGCCGAGAACATCAAGCAGGTATGGAAGCGGAAATTCGGCGGTGACAACCGCGGTGAACCGCTGATGCTCGACTTCCCTGCCAGCGTCACAACTCTCGGCTTCAACCCGGCGGATATGGATTTCTCGGCGATCAGTGCAGTGGCTGAGACTCGCATCTCTGGCGCTCTCGGGATCCCTGCCATCGTGGCGGGCCTGTATGCCGGGCTGGACAGCTCGACATATAACAACCTCGACAACCTGCGCAAGGCCGCCTTCGAGGAAAGCTTGATTCCCACGTGGTACGCGTTCGCTGCCCATCTCACCGCCCAGTTGTTACCCGACTTCACCCGCAACGATCAACTCGAGAGTGTGGTGGTGGGCTTCGATACGAGCGAGATCCGGGCGTTGCAGGAGAATCAAGGTGAGAAAGAGCAGAGAGCCATCGAGGCCCTGATGGCGGGTGTCGCAACGATCAACGAGACGCGGGCCCAGTTCGGCTATGACCCGATCGAGAACGGCGACTATACCTATCTACCGAACAGCGTCACGATCGTCGGCGATATGGAAGACGTCGAAGAGATGGAAGGGCCGGACGAGCCGGAAGAGGACATCGAAGACGAAGAGATGGAGGACGAGGACGAGGACGAGCTCGAAGACGAAGAGGACACCGAAGAGCCGGAGGGTGAGGACGTCGAAGAGGCTGCGCACCATCCGCTGATCCACGTCAAGCAAGAGATCTGGAACGGGATCCCAGTTTCCCGGATGCCCACCGAGCTTGAGGCACGGGCCATCAAGAGCATCGACGACGAGTTCAACAACGGTGTGATTACCCTATCGGCTCTTCTGCTGGCCTTGCGCGAGCGATATATCGAGCAGCTCGCGCAGGAGATCGGAAGCACGGATCCCGAAGATTATGCGCGGATCGTCCTTGAGCCTACCGAGGATGATCGGGCCCGGATCGAGGCCCTGCTGCTGCTTCTCTTTGGCCGAGGTGCCAACCTGATCACGCAGGAGCTACGCCAGCAAGGGATCGATGGGCAGGTGGAGTCAACACCAGACAGCGATCTGATCGCCACCTTGGCGATCCTGCTGGCAATCCGGATCGCCAACGACGTCCGGGCCAGAGGTGTGGCCGCTGCTATCCGTGGTGCTATCACGGGTCAGGTGCCATCCGACTATGCCCGCGCTGAGATGCTCGCCGGGTCGACGGCCTATGTCCAAGGCGCTGCAGCCGAAATGACGAATACGGTTTTGGCTCAGGGCCGAGAGGCGGAAATGAATGCCCGGGCAAACGATATCCGGCTCTATATCTACTCGGCTGTGCTAGATGTGCGAACGTGCGGACCGTGCCGGGCTGCTGATGGTACGCGTGGTCCTCGGGCCAGTCTGCCGCCTGTGCCGAATCCCAACTGCGCCGGAGGAACCCGCTGTCGTTGCGTTATCCTGCCCGTGGCGACGAGTAATGTCACGGCTGGGTATGATGGGCAGGACGTGGAAGCAAAAGCACGCTACAGAGGCAGAGACGTGAATCTCAAGCCTACCGACGGAATGAAGAGCGAAGCTCAACGCGGCCTAGACTGGCGCTCAGAGTTCGGCCGTGGTGGGACAGCCGTTGGAATTGCCAGAGCTCGGGACATCGTGAACGGCAAGGAACTCTCGCCTAGTACCGTCCGCCGGATGTTCTCATTCTTTTCACGTCACGAGGTGGACAAGCAAGCCGAGGGCTTCCGGCCAGGTGAGAAGGGCTACCCGTCGAACGGGCGGATTGCCTGGGCGCTCTGGGGTGGCGATGCTGGTTTTGCGTGGGCCAAAAAAAAGAGGGCTCAGTTGGATAATATCGACGACGAGGCGTAGGGGGTAAGCATATATGGACCGTATCGGACAGATTGAGCAGAAGCAGGTGGACTTCGAGGTGAAGGCCGCCGATATGAGCGAAGGCCAGTATGCCGGAACCTTCACCGGATACGCCGCGGGCATATTGAATCTTGATTCTACCGGCGATGTCATTATGCCGGGCGCCTTCACCGAGGATCTGGATCGCTTCTTGAAACAGGGCGTGATCTGCTGGCAACACGACTGGATGCAGCCGATCGGCGTTCCTCTCGAAGTTCGCGAGGATGGCTACGGGCTCTACACTCGCGGCCAGATCAGCCGGACGTCCAAGGGCGTCGACGTGATGACGCTTATTCGGGACAGGGTAATCAAGAAATTGTCAATCGGGTATCAGGTCCTCGACTACGAAATGGTGGACCGCAACGGCCTACAAGCTGCGGTTGAACGGCTGGCAATGCCGATGGAAAAGCGCGCGGCGCTGATGTCGGAGTATGACACCAGCGGTCGTCGCCAAGTCGCGCTTCTCAAGAAGCTCAAGTTATTCGAGTATTCGCCCGTCACGGTACCGGCGAACAACAACGCAATTATCACTGACGCCAAGTCGCTTACCGGCTTGACGTTCGCTGCCCACTCGGAAGCAGTGCTGACCGCTGTTGACGGGCTGTTTCGGCGAATCTCAGAAATCACGGAACTACGCAAGAGCCAGGACCGCATGCCGAATCCAGATCACGGCAAGCTCCTGATGGAGATCGCTGGTGATATGGAAAAGATGTGTGGGCGCACTCGCAAGCTGGCAGAGGAGATGGGCTATATGCCCGAGTCTGCGCCAATGGAAGAGAAGCCCGGCGACAAGCCGCTGACTCCCGCTGAGATGGAGGAAGAGGAACGTCGAAGGGCAGAGGGTAAACGGCTCTACGCGGAATATCTACGAATGGAAGCCAACCTGTAAGCGACAACGAAAGGAATCAACTATGACTCGATTGCAAGAGAAGCTCGCATCAATCGACGAGCTGAAGAAACAGCAGAAGGGCGTGTTCGACGCCTACCCTGATCCGGGACTGATCCCTGCCGAGGTGCTGGCCGATGTCAAACTTCGCAACGATGAGATCAAGAACTTGGAAGAGCAGGTCAAGGGTCTCACTGAGCTGGAGAGCATCAAGAGCACAACGATGGGCTACGCGAAGGCCGAGCAGACGACGCATCACGGCGGGACCGTTGTTGAGACGGCCACCAAGCACGCGCCGTCGTTCGAGTTCACGCGCGTTCGGAAGATTCAGCACTTCAAGGGCATCGTAGATGGCAAGTCGTCCGACTGGCGTGCCTACGCCTTCGGGAAGTGGTTCAAGGGCTTCATCGTTGGTGATGTCAAATCCCAGGAGTGGTGTCTCGAGAATGGCATCGTGAGCAATGCACTGAGCGAGGGCAATAACTTCCTCGGTGGGTACCTTGTTCCGCCGCAGTTCAGCAACGACATCATCGATCTGCGCGAGGAGTACGGCGTCGCCCGTCGAGTTGCGCGAATCGTTCCGATGTCTAGCGATACCCTCACCATCCCGCGCCGCACTGGTGGCTTGACGGCCTACTTCGTCGGTGAGGGACAGGCGATTACCGCATCCGACAAGACCTGGGATCAGGTGAACCTTGTCGCCAAGAAGCTTGCCTGCCTCACTCTGTGGTCCAGCGAGTTGAGCGAGGATGCCATCATCAGCATCGGTGACGACCTCGCGGGTGAAATCGCTTATGCGTTCTCTCTCAAAGAGGACGAGTGCTACTTCAACGGCGATGGTGGATCGACCTATGGTGGGATTGTCGGCATCCGTCCGAAGTTGCGCAACGTCGACAGCACGATCGCGAACATCAAGGGCTTGCGCGTGGCTTCCGGTAATGCCTACTCGGAGATCACGCTGCCGGACTTCCACGGCGTCCTTGGGTTGCTTCCGCTTTACGCTCGCGCCAATGCCGCGTGGATTATGTCGACGACCTTCTTCGACACCGTGGCTCACAGACTGCAGACAGCGGCTGGCGGCAACGTGATCGCCGACATCGCCAATGGTGGCGTTCCTCGCTTCCTCGGCTACCCTGTCATCTTCTCGCAGGTGATGCCGTCGACCGAGGCCAACAGCCAGATCTGCGCGTTGCTCGGTGATTACCGGATGGGCACGGCGATGGGCGATCGGCGATCCCTCACGCTGGCGCTCAGCACCGAGTACAAATTCGCCGAGGATCAGCTGGCGATTCGTGGTACGGATCGCTTCGACATCAACGTTCACGACGTGGGATCGACGACAACCGCTGGCCCGATTGTCGGACTCATCACGGCCGCAAGCTAAAGGAGGTGATCCATTGAAACCGCTCAAGGCCACTAAGACAACGGTGCTGCTTGCACCGCAGACGCTGACCCACGGTAGCACCACGACCGCCAATTTCGACTTGCTCGACGTCAAGGGCGAGGCTGAGATTATGGTGTCCTTCGGTGCGTTGGCTGGCGCTGGTACTGCGCCTTCCTCGATCGTGATCTCTGAGTCAGACGACACTGTCGTTTCCAACTTCGCTGAGATCTCGACGTCCTTCTCGACGGGTGCCGCTGCTGTCGGTGCCAACGAGTCTGTTCGGTTCATCGTGAATCGTGCCAATGGTGGGCGGAAGCGCTACCTGCGGCTGGCGATTACGGTTCCAGCCGGATCGACGAACAGCAACATTCTCGCGGCTGCTACTGGCCGTGTCGTCCAGCAGGGCGAGGATCCCGCATCGACAAGCGAGTACGGCTCGACTGTTGTTCGCGAGGTCTAGCAATCAACCCACAGAGGGCGGTGCTCATCCGCCGCCCTTCGTGGTCACAAGGAGAGGCATATGGTGAAGCTGAATCTTGGCGGAGGACACCAGAAGATCCCGGGCTATGTCAATATCGACAAGAAGCTCGGGACTGAGGTGTATCCGCTAGACTACGAAGACGGAAGCGTGGACGAGATCCGCGCGTCCCATATCCTTGAGCATTTCTCACACCGAGAGGCGCCCGAGGTGCTGGCCCACTGGGTGAGCAAGTTGAAGGTAGGCGGCACGATCCAGATCGCTGTTCCGTCTCTCGAATGGATCTTTGAGAACAAGGACAATCCACTTGCCGAGGCCTACTTGATGGGCGGGCAGACTGATGCGGACGACTACCACAAGAGTGTATGGACACGTCGCAAGCTGGCTGATGTGATGGCTTACGTTGGGCTGGCAGATATTCAGGAATGGGACAGTCAGATATCAGACTGCGCTTCTCTGCCACTGTCGCTCAACCTGCAAGGGACGAAGCTGGCCGAGAAGCCGGCGCGCAAGGTAGATGTCAATCTGGGTAAAGTCGTTGCTGTAATGTCCATTCCGCGCCTTGGTTGGAATGATGCTTGGGGCGGGATTATCGATGCCCTAAGGACACCAGAGTTTGCGATTCCCATCTACCGATACTCGGGCGCATTCTGGGATCAGTGCATCCAGCGGGCTCTATTCGAGGCCCAGAAGCACGGGGCAAGCTGGGTGCTGACTCTCGACTACGACAGTTTGATCAGTGCCAAAGACGTCAAAGAGCTGATGGTTCTCGCGGCTGAGTATGCCGAAGCGGATGCGATCGTGCCGGTGCAAGTCAAGCGTGGAAGTGGTGGGAACTTTATGTTCTCGGCTAAGACTGACAATGGCGAGTTCAGACGCGAATGGACGGAAGAGGATCTCAACGTCGATCTGATGCCGATCGATACAGGCCACTTCGGCTGCACCCTTCTCCGAGTCGCAGGGCTTGAGAAAATGACGCCGCCTTGGTTCCACTCGCAACCCGCTGAGGATGGCCATTGGGGCAATGAGCGAGTCGATGCAGATATTTACTTCTGGCGCAAATGGAAGGCTGCTGGCAACACTGTCTTTCAGGCCAATGACGTGCGCATCGGCCATCTGCAGGTAATGGCAACGTGGCCAACAAAGGACTGGCAAATTATCCATCGACACGTCGACGAGTGGACGCAGAACGGGAAACCAGAGGAAAGCAGAGGCGAGTATGAAGATCCGAATCATCAAGGCGTGGGGATTGTCCAGAGTCAATGACGTGATCGATCCGCCCGCACCAGTGGCTATCGAATTGATCAAGGCAGGACGTGCGGTAGTCGTAGAGGATCGAACAAGGCAGTCGACACCGACCACCGAAACGTGGAACAAGAGCGTGACACCACCACAGAGAGGAAGACGAGCCAATGGCAAGCTTCAGTAATTTTCTCGAAAATGCGTTGCTCAATCGCGTCTTCAATGGTGCGGCTCTGAGCTTGCCATCGACGTTGTATATCGGGCTCTTTACCGCTGCACCAACAGACGCCGGTGGTGGAACTGAGGTGTCAGGCAACAACTACTCTCGATTGGCGGTGCCTGCTGATACCACGAACTTCCCGACGAGCACATCTGGCTCAGTCCAGAACGCGCTGACACTGACGTTTGCGATCCCTTCGGGCAACTGGGGCACGGTGACGCATATCGGCATCTTCGACGCGGCAACAGCCGGCAATCTACTTGTCTGGGGCGCGCTGAGTTCGCCTCGTGTAATCACGTCGAGCGCTGACGTGAGACTCAACCAGAACCAGCTCACGATCACACTGGACTAGGAGAGAACGATGGCCGTTGACCTCAAGGCAGATCTGGCAGGGCAATCGAACCTGAGTGCGTGGGTGGCGTTCCCTGGGTATGTGACGCTGGCCGATGTGCGGGCGTATACCTACCAGTCACAGGCGACGGATGACATTATTCTCACGCAGATGATCGTACGGGCAAGCCGGATCTTCGACGCTGCCTGTAGTGTGTCGGATGAATTCTTTGGACAAGGCAACGCGGCTCAGACAACTAGCACCCGCACGTTCTGGGGCGATGGGACGGATCACCTGCTGATCGATCCGCATCTATCGAGCTACGATCCAGTAGCCACGATGCCGACGGGCTTCCAGGTGCTGCCCTACACGTATGCCAATCCATACCGCAACGCTCGCCAGTATGCCGGGCAGGATTTCTTTCTTGTCCGGACGTACGGAGAATCGAAGAGTCGAGTAAGTGCGTTACAGGAGCGGCGTGACTACTTCTTTGCAGAGTTCTCGAACCAGATCGACTACATCGGCTGGCCTGCTGGGATCGCTGTCACTGTATCGGCGAAATGGGGCTGGGATAGCACGCCGCAGGACGTGCAAGAGGCCGTGCTCGAAATGGTGGCGCTGATGTTCCGGTCGCGGGATCAGGCATTTGCGCGGGCGGTGGCGATCGATGGGAACGTCATTGTCAATTCGGCAATGACACCGAGGGCGCAGGCAATCGCAGACGGGTATGCACGCGGGAGGGCGATGTTTGCTTAATCTGCGCCTGACAATCAAGGGTGAGACGAGGCTGGCTCAGGCATTCAATCGGCTGGCAAGGTCCATCCAGAACTATCGCCCAGCCTGGCCTGCGATCACTGCGCTGTATCGGCAGATGATGAGCGAGCAATTCGAGAGTCAGGGCTCTCGCGGTGGTCGTCGATGGGCAGCACTGAGCCCGGCATACAAGCGCTGGAAGGACATTGTAGCACCGGGCCAGCCGATCCTTGTGTTGACAGGCAAGATGAAGGCGTCCTTGGTGGGCAAGACGGGTGACACCATTGAGCAGTTCCGGCCAGCATCGCTGACACTCGGGACGCGGATCCATTACGCGAAGTATCACCAGACAGGCACGCGACGGATGCCAGCACGGCCACCGATCGTGTTGCGGCCAAGGGATGTGAGAGCGATGACTGATGTGATCGTCAATCAAAACGCTGAGTACGGGACAAGGGCTGGCTTCCGAGTTACAAGGCGTCGGCTGTACGGGAGAGGGTTGTAATGGCCTACACGACAAGCCAATTCGGCGCACAGTTCGGGCTGCGGATCCTCGACAATCTGCAGTCGTATCTTGAGGCGTCGACAGGCACGGCTCTCACTGCGATTGATCCGGCTCTTGAGAGCTTCGCGGACTTCAGGACGCCCACGCCGATCGTGCTGAACTTCCCGGCGCTCTTCGTTTCGTCAAGCAATACGACAATCGAGCAGAGCGACGATGATTCGCACTTGATCTCTGAGATTGAGCTGTATATCGACGTGGCGATTGATGGCGTTGACACCTACGCGTTGCAGCGCTCGATGCTCAAGTATCTGCTGGCCGTCGACCGGGTGATCCGTTCGATGACATCCACTGACCTACTCGGAGCCAACTGGAACACGGGCGGCATTGTCACCGAGCCCATTTGGGAAGTCACGGGTCACCAGTTCGGCGTCCTTCGACAGGCTGACACCATTTATCGACTCGATGCACGTATAGTGCTGATTGTTCAACTTCTTGAGAGGTGATTATGACGGTATACCAAGAGAAGGCTTCCAAGATGCAGCTACCGCCGCTTCCGTGGACACACGAGGCGCTCGGCGAGGAGCTCTACTGCCAGCTCGCAACGCAGCTTGGCTATTTCAACCCAAAGGCAGAGCGCAAGGACTACCGGCCAACGCTGGATCCTTCGCCCTTTGCCCAGTTCATCGGCAAGGGTGCGCCTAAGCCGACTACAAAGGAGTAACCAGTGGCTGCAACACCAAAGAACTACAACGCAAATCAGATCATCCTCGGGCCGTGTGATGTCTGGGTGAACACCGCCCTTCCCGCTGCGACGACTCGGATCACGTTGGCATCGAACGGAACACCGGACGACGCCACGAACACGGCTGTCATTCACCTTGGGATGACGGAAGCCGGCGTCACCTTCGAGTACACGCCAGAGGTCCAAGATTTCACGTCTGACGAGCTGACTGCGCCGCATATGTCGCGGCTCATCTCAGAGAGCGCACGCATTACCGGCAATTTTCTCCAGGTGTTCAACTGGGCACTGCTTGAGAAGATGACCGTAGGCGGGAAGTTCAACACGAACAGCGCGTATGAAGAGCTGACCTTCGGTGGTCTGTCCGATATTGCCACCTTCCCTGTCGCGCTGATCGGCAAGGACATCAGCGGCACGGATCAGTACTGGGTGATCCATCTCTACAAGACCTACAACAAGGCGGGCTTCAGCTTTACCGTCACGCGACGTGATCAGAGCAAGGCACCGTTCGAGTTTATGGGCTTGGCGATCACGAGCAGGGCCGCTGGCGACCAGATCGGCAACTTCTGGCATCAGGGCGTTGCGAATACGGCCTGATCCTATGGGCCACACGTGGCCTAGGTTGCATTTTTGGTTCGTACCCTATGCGATGGTATGGGCCACCAACTGTCAAGCAATCCTTGACGGTTCAACAAGAGGCTAACCGATGAAAGCACGCGACTATCGACGATTGCGCCAGCAACGGGAGGTGACGGCCGATGTCACTCTCCCGTCTGGTGCTGTATTCACACTCAGACGCCCTTCCCTCGATCTCTGGATCGCTTCGGGACGGATGCCGCAGACATTCCTTAGGGCGATGTTAGAGACGCAACAGGCGACGCCAGGCGCTCAGGTTGTCTTCTCGGCCGAAGAGACGATGGATGGGATCCACTTCGTGAGGGACCTTGTCTGCTTCGCGTGTGTCAGTCCACGTGTGGCAATCAACCCGGCGAGTGAGGACGTGCTCGACCTGGCCGAGCTTGATGCGGCTGATTACCAGTTCTTGGCCTCTTGGGTACAGTCCGGATCGCCGGATGTGCCTGTCCAGACAGAAAGCGGTGAGGTGCCTCAAGAAGGCGTGGCCC